TTAGTAAACGGCGGTGTAGTCGAAGTTGGCGCTAATGGCAATGATCTTACTTTAACATATCCTGAAATTTTACCTGTGGCAGAAAATGACAATACAGTTAAAGAAACTGAAGGTCAATAAGCTGTTCTATAACAAGTGGCCTTACAAGATCGAATGTCTTGTAACGGCTGCTAATAGGGTAGTTAGATACGGCGCTCAAACTACATTAGACTTCTGCGATGGAAAAATATCATCGCTCGGCTATAATAAAACGCTAGTTGATAAAGATAAACTTCGAGAATTTACTAAAGCAGTTATTCCTTACTTAGATAGAAAAGAAGAAATACAGATTAGAGCAGAAGGTAGTAAATTCTGCCTGTTCTGTAAAGATCCTACGGTATATGATAACATTGTAAAAGATCTAAAGACATGGATATGGACTGTATCAGAACCCGAATCTGCTGATCAGTTAGAATTTCTATTAGATAACGAAAACAAGCGTGTGTTATGCGATGCTATTCCCTATGAAAAATATGTTTATAAAGTAGTAATGCGTGGTGTTGCTTCTCCTGCAGTTAAAGAACAATTTCACGGATGGTCAAAAAAGTACAGTGACGATATTAAAATTAGTCGTACTACAGAAGACTGGATGACTGGTCGGTATCACTACAAACAGGATCCGTTCTTCTACGTCAAAGACAGCAAAATGCTAACCATGACTCACTTGTTCCTGGGCAATAATATTCGAAAAGTCTATGAGTACGTTACTCGCAATAGCATTAAGGGCTAAATACAGCTTTAGAGCCCTATTATGCCATCATTAAGTAAAAGTTTTAAATTTGAAGTTCCTACCGGTGTGGGTACTACTGCTACCAGTGTTGCGTTAGCGTATCCTATGTATCCGTTAGAAGTTACAGGCACAAAGGCATTTACTAGTGGTAATGAAACAGGGGCAGGGTATTATGGAACTACAAACGGACTACATGTTGTTACTATCACAACTACTCAAACATTTGTAGGCACAGCTACTATACAAGCAACACTAGCAACGGCTCCTACAGAATCCGATTGGTTTGACATTGATTCAGCAAAATTTGAATATACAACATCCCACCCCGAGTATATTGCCCCGTTCAATACAGGTGTAAATCCTCTTAGGGGGCAGCATTTGCGAACAGATCACGCTAGTTTTACGGGACAATTTACCTGGTTAAGAACACAAGTGTTGATTTCTTCCGGCGCGATTACCCAACTCAGCTACAACTACTAAGCATCTAATTCAGCTAAATACTCCATTAATACGGATAATCATCCGTTAGGTGGAGTTTTATGCTACTAAATGAATTTTTCGGATCCCATGACTTTAAGTCAAAATCTAAAAGCTCTGACGAAGAGCTAAAGGTTAAGAACAGCGCATTGTGTGATAATGTATTGGAATACATTCTCAACAATGATCATCTACACAAGACTATGTTCTTTCCAATTGCTGAAAAATTAATCAAAGAAGCAACTAAAGAACATAAATCTGAAATATGGATGCCATTGGCTAACAAAGGTTGTATGGGATTTTATAAAATGTCAGAAATGAAGGACAATCCTAAACGTGTATTTCCTGAGGAGTTTAGAAAAGAGTTATGCGATAAATTAGCAGAACACTATCAAAATGACATCCTCAAAGGCATGTATAAGTTAGGGAAATAATATGAATCTTAATCAGCTCTTTAGCAAAAAAATTATTAACGAAGGCGGAAATTTGTCGCTGCCTGGCGGCCACGAAGCCCAACAAATAGATCTTAAAGTTCACAATCGTTCGTATATTGTACCTGTACTAGACGAACTATTAAGTAATATTAATAATTCTTTTGAAAAAAAATACAAAAAACCCTTGTGGAATCCACAACTACTACAGAGCAAACAATTTCTAAGCGGTAGTAGTTTACATTTCTTTAATACTAAAGGTATTACTGACCAACAGTTTTTAGAAAAGA